TTTCTCATATTCTACTTTTGCCAGTTGAGTAAGCATATAGAATGCCCTCGCTACAGATTGGTCTGTGACAATCAAGTAAGCAATACAAAAGAAAATAATAAAATATATGTATGTAGAATTCATTGTCTTAAAGTCTTAAGATATTGTAGCACTTGTTCACGAACTGCCATCAACTCATGAAAACAAAGTTGGTTATGGGCACAATTACGAAGTTCTGGATCTGGTTTCAATACACTTTCCTCAAAAAGAGTTACTCCACGATTCCACTTGTCGATTTGAGATTCTTCGTTCATTTTTACTTTTGTATTTGATTACTATTTAATAGACTAATCCCAGCTAACGTTCTCCAAAAGTACCCCAGGCATAATGTACGTCCAACCACTTCCACCAAGTTTATATTCCCACTTATATTCTCTTTGATTATGGCTATCCCAAGTCATATAACCTTTTTCTTTATCAAAACGCCCTTTAATTGTCAGACGATGTTTATTAGAGAATACATTACGAGTGCGAAGTGCCCCACTAGGTTCCCTTGTTTCAATTACAACACAGGTATCTTCAAAAAATTCTGTGGGAGTTTCAATTCCACATGCAGTTTCATAACGAAATGGACGATATGTTTTAACCTCTTGTGCAAAGACAGGAGAGGAAAACAAAAGTGCAGCAAGAATAATCAGTTTTTTCATCCAACAACCCTCCAACAATAATTTAATCAACAGGTTCTCTTCTTGACGTATCAATACCTCTTCTTTTTTGGAATTTTGTTATACCAGCAAGTGTAGAGATAAATCCAGTTTCGGTACATCTCCATTTTTTATTAAGAGTATTTTTCGCTAAATTTGATCTTTCTTCTTTTGTTAAGGAAAACATTCCTTTTTTCTGTTCATAACAACTTTTTCCACCTTTTTTGCCACCAAGAACTTTAGATTCTCTAGGTTGCATTTTAGCACCAAGAATTTTAGATTCTTTAGATTGCATTTTACCACCAAGTCTTGCACCATGCAAATGAGATAATTTTTGAGCCTCTGTTAAATTGATTTGTTTTGATAGTGCTAACCAAGCAATTCTATCGTATTCATTACCATATTCTTCATAGAGTTTTTTATGTGCCTCTGCATGTTCTTCTACACTTAACTCTATAAGGTTGCTAGGATCGTCTGTGCCTCCCATATGTTTAGGCACAATATGGTGAATGTGTTTCATCTACTCTGTTATGGTTCGCAGTATTATTTATTAGAGAAGGAGTAAACAAATACTCCTTCTACCTGATAGATGCGAACCAAACAGGCACTAATATTTATCCAACAACTCTCCAGCAGACGACAGCATTTCCTTTTTTTGGTGATTCTATATGAGCAAAAGCAGCATAAGAAAGATCCAAATCAGCATGAGAATAAGGTCCACGATCATTAACACGGACAATAACTGACTTGTTATTTCTTTGATTAGTTACCCTAATTTTTGTACCCATAGGTAGATGAGGACTAGCTGAAGTCCAAGAATAAGCGTCAAACCGCTCACCATTTGCAGTAACTTTTCCATGAAATCCATCTCCGACACCATAGTATGTAGAAATTCCACAAGTAAGTGCTGCAATCAATCCAATCACTTAATCACCTCCCAATGAGGATCGTTTTCTTTATTCATCCAAAAACAATACTTACGATTAATAGAAACAACAAAGAGTTGAGTCTCAGTCTCTTGTTCTACCTCCATTGCATGAAGTTTATCCATTTGATTCACAAATCTGTTCTTAGCCTTTGAACTCTTTGGTTGAATGTTGATAAGTTTTTTCTTGGTTTTCATTGTGTTTTTGAAAGTGTTTAGATGATCGTCATCAAACCCAACAAAGGTAGTCTACATGGATTGTTGGGTGTCTGTCAAGTCCTCTTTATTTTACCCCTTACCCACCCCTCTCCGGGACACTCCTTGTGCATCTTATTGAAGTGTCCATCGTTCCACCAATAGAGACCTTTTGTAGTAAATCCATCTTCATTATGTTTTTTCCCACATCCTTTTTTATCAATTAATTTTCCAAATCCTCTCACCCACCCTTCACCTGGACATTCTTTACTAACTTTTAATTCCTTACCATTATTCCACCAGTAAAGTCCTTTTCTAAAGGAATTTTGTTTATTGTTTAATTTTCCTAAAATCCATCCTTCTCCAGGACATTCTTTTGCTCTCACATTTTTTGTACCATTGTTCCAATATTTTGTATCTCTACAAGTAGACATTTTAATTTTTGATTGTTCCTTATGAACAAGTCCAGAAGCACCATCACCACCATCAGTTCTATTATGAAGAATTCCTCTTCCCAAATCTTTTCTACCAAAAACAAAAATCATATATTTTTCGTGTCTAAATGCTTCTTCTTCAGTTAGATTTTGTTTTAACTTGATTATTCTTTCTTTTGGTGGTAGATTGCAAGGACGACCTTTTTTACTGTATATTCTATGACCTTTACCTTTACCAATATAATAGGGTGTTCCATCTTCACGCAAAAATGCGTAAGTGTAGTATTCCATAACTGTTCTAACCGACTGCAATAGTATTTATATTACAAAGGGGAAGATTTCTCTTCCCCCCCTACCTTACAGATTGCAGTCAGTCAGGCACCAATATTTATACCGACTGTCCAGTCTCTTGAAGATAATCAAGGTAATAGACTTCTTCCAAATGATGTGCTTCAACTTCATGAGGATAGTCCCAGTATTCAAGATCATCAAAAGTTTTGTCATTACAAAGCATTTTACCTCTGCGTTCTTTCAATACACCAAAAATCCACTGTCGCAAATGTACAAGTTCGTGTATAATAGTTTTTGTATAAAGTTCAAGATCAAGTTTGGGATCAATCTCAATCAGAAACTCACGAGGACGATAAATCTCACCAGACACTGAACAATACCCATAGGATTGCTCCCTACGAAGACCTCTGTGGAGCACTTCAATGTAAATATGATGCCTAGGTAGGTATTTGGTAATAAACCACTCTACAACGCTCTCACAGCGTCTCTTACGTGCTCCATAACCAGTAATATCAAGGGAGTGCATCATAATACAAGGTTAAGGACCACTTCAGAAAGTTTTGTTGTCCAGTGTGCAACCCATATGAAACTTCCAATAAAAATCAGTCGGTCTAGTGTTGAGTACCTCATTAGTTTTGTGTGTCTCTACCTACCATAACCCCCATCAGAGTGGTTCTGATGGGGTGGTGTGCCAGTTTTTAAAGTGTCCTATCGTGCGTTTGCTTGACCACCATAGAGGTTGAAACTTGGAGTTTCTGCGAATGCAGCATAAATCACAGTTTGAGTTGAACCTGGATTTATATTACTTCTATTGGTGCGAATTTTAAATCCATTAGATAGGAAATCAATATCAGTTGAATTATTTTCTTCTGCAAATGCTTTATTCGGAGCTAAAATACTACCAGAGGGATTGTTAACATTACGACTAGTATCATAAATGACCCAACTATGTGAATTTATAATTGATCCTCCACCATCATAACCACCAGATTTTCCACTTGATGGGGCATCAACACTAGCTCCACCACCACCGCCATCAGATACTATTGTTGGCCCAAATGATGAATTACCGCCAGTGCCACCAGATAAAGTTGCTAGACCGCCACCTGCAGCGCCTCCACCGCCGACAGTTATAGTATAAGATCCTGGAGTTGTTGATACTGGAAATGCTGATCCTGCTAGTGGGTGCCCTGTTAGGTTAGTTCTTAAACCTCCAGCGCCGCCGCCATTTGCTGCGCCAGTATCAGATGCTCCTCCTCCACCACCATAATATCCCGCACCACCTCCTCCAGCCTTTCCATTCGATGCAGGTGATCCTGCACCTCCAGTAAATTGGGAACCAGCATTTCCTGGAGGATATGAAGGATTTCCAGAAACTCCGGCAGCACCACCAGAAGATTGTGACCCCCCACTACCATTTGCTATTGGTTGAGGAACTGTTGGAGGCGGCCATCCTGATGGATAAGTAGCAATATTTTGAAATGATCCTGCTCCTCCACCACCAGCAATAAACATTAGAGTTCCCGTAGAAAAAGTCCCTCCCCTATAAATAGAGGACATTCCCCCTCCGCCGCCTTGGGCGCCTCCAGGACCAGCAGATCCTCCGCTACCAGGATGTCCCCCATTTGGACCACCAGATCCACCGGCAGGTGCGCCAGATCCACCCCCACCAACATATAAGTAAAGAGTTTGACCACTTACAACCTGCAAATCAGTGTAAGTCCCAGAAAAAAATAAAGATCCTCCTGCTCCACCAGGAGCAGGAGTTCCCCAAGTTGGAGATCCTCCAGGATACTGAACTCCCCCACCGCCGGCACCCCACATGGTTATAATTATAGGTTTTCCTGCTGGCACAGATCCTTTTTTTCTACCAAATCCAAAACCTGCAGTAGATCCACCACCTAATCCCAATTTAGTCAAAAAAGGTGCCATAGTTACCAAAAACCTCCACTTACAACTCCAAAAACTGTATAATTTGCTGTTGTTGCTGCAGATCCAACAGTATTAATTCCAGTGAAACTAAAAATAGTATGTCCTGAAGTAGTTGTAACACCAGAGAGTGCTGCCGATAATGATCCACCAGACCAACGAATAGTTTCTGGAACTCCATTTAAATTGACAGAGGTTACTGTTCTTGCAGTTCCTGTGTTATTAACAATTACTGCAAAAGTAATCGAATGATCATCAAAACTACTTGATGTTGGAATACCTGTTACATTAAGAGTAATATCTCCAGATGGATTAGTCGTGTATCCGATATTTCCACCAGAAGTTCCAGATGAATTATAAACAAGACTTACACTATTACCACTTGTTCTAAAAACTTTTTCTGCTCCAGTACTGATTCTCTGTTCTCCAAGAAAAGTAGAAACTCCAGAGGTAACTTGAAATCCACCGTCATTAATTCTTACGCCACTTCTTGCAGTAACTAAACCAATAGAATCGACATTAGTTACATCCTCATAAGTTAATGTGCCTGCAATAGAAACGTTGCCACTAAAAGTTGCAGCAACACCGGTAATATTTCCAACAAATGTTGTCGCAGTGATTATGCCAGTTACAATTGCACCTTTTGGAAAATTTGGCGATCCTGTTCCTGCTTTGTCGTATATATTATCAACTTGTAATTGGGACATATTTTTATACTTTTTGAATATTTATGTTGGATATGTAGCGAGAGCATAACGAACAACTACGATACCTGAACCTCCAGAACTAGCACCGTCTGGTAAATTGGGAGCACTACCTGGAGTTCTTCCTCTTAAATTAGTAACTCTAAAATCTGACATCAGAGATCTCCTATTTGTAGAACATCAATTATCATTGTTTTCCCAGATCCGACAGTGATAGCAACACCAGATGCGACTGTTATATTTGGAACTACAGAAACAATATATGAAGTCGAAGCACCGGCAACTGTTGTATCTAAATTAAGATTTTCGGTGACTGTTGCATATGCATCAATGTAACTAAAGGGTGAATTGGTATTGTCAGAATATTTAATGGCAGTACCAAGACCACCCCCACCAGATCCACCAGAAATACTAACATTGAGAGTTTTAGTTGCTGGATTATAACTAAAGGTATTTCCTGTGCCGACGAAATTTAAAGTCGTTGCTCCAATACCAGTGGCAATTCCAGCAGATTGAATACCAATTATGGCACCATCACGAATTAATTGTACTTTCGTTTGAGACATCTTATTGTCTTTTTAGTTATTTATGAAAAAGTTGTAGTAGTATCAGACCCAAAAGAACTTGTAGTTTCTCCAAAGGCAATTGAAGTAATATTATTATCAAAACTCAAAGTAGTTTCAGTTACTTCAGGTTCACTAAAAGTTACCACAGGTTCTTGAATTACTTCTGGAGTTGGTTCAGTAAAAACTACGATTGGTTGTGGTTTAGAAGGCCAAACAATATCAGCAGGATCTGGATAAGTCTCTGGCAAATCTCTAAGTGCTTGGCGATATTCTGCCCATAATGCCTTTTCTTCTTCGGACACTAGAACATAATCAGAAATCTGAGTCCAATCACTCTCTCTGAGTAATCGATCTCTCTGCTCTCTAAATGGTATCCAATCCAATTGTCTTTTCTTTTCCTGATTGATTGCAATTTCTTCAGATGTAAGTTCTTCAATCGTATAAGGAAACTGATAATATGGTGAGTTTTCAATAGGTTCAAATTCACCTTTGACTAATCTTTGAGTTACCCAATCATATTGTGGTGGATTGTCATAGACATAATGAAATCCATAACCAAGAAGAATATCGTGTGCTCCTGGTCTTAAATTATATTGGAGAGATAAATCTCCGTCACTGATGAGTTGATTGGAAGATGGTTGGTAGTACATAGTGAATTATGTTAAGAAGATTTGGTTTGGTGGAGTGAAGTTGGAGGTGTATTTTGCAAGTCCTTTGTATACCCTTAAATCTTGTATATATCCTTTCCATTCTTCACTGTTAGCATTACCAAGATAAACAGTTCCTACAACTGCAGATGTTGTTCCCGTGACTGATTGAGTAATAGTTCCTCTTGCATCTTCAACACCATTTACATAGATTACTCTTGTAGTACCAAATTTGCTAATTGCAAGATGATACCAAGTATCTGCAATTAATTGTGTAGTTCCTGTTATAAATGGGCCTCCATCAGAATGCCAACTTTGAACTCTGTAACTTGAACTTACTCCATCAACTCTAAAAACAAATTTATTAGTTGCAAATAATCCCATTTCATCTGCATTAGTTTCATATCTTGCCCAACATTCTACAGTATAGTCACCCGTACCAAAATCAAAATCTGTTGTTCCTGTAACATCTAAGTAATCGCCAGTACCATCAAAATAAATACTTCTTCCATAATATTTTGATTGTGTTGCGCTAGTTGCAGCATTTCCCTGTGCAG